TTTGTATACTGAACATCACGCAATTGCACACGGTTCTTGGTTACTACAAACTCACCAGTTTCAGGGTTGATGTAACCAATGTTTGTGGCATTGTCAATGATACCGCGGCGCTGACCAGCAGGAGCGAACCAGGGGTAAGCTACTGTGTCATTGTAGATCATGGTACGCAGGATCATATGACTTGATGGTACTGCAACTTCAGCGCCAGTCAAATCAGTTGTGATACCGCTGGGGTAGTATAGACCCATGTATGTATCACGTGTTACTAGACCTTGTTCACCAGTACTTGTGGCACCTGCTGTGTTCTGTGCCCAGGCAATAATTGCGTTGGCATCGTCAACCAATCTCATGGGAGTGTCACCTACAATGTATGCAGTTTGATTGCGATCATTGTTTAGTGTCACAAGGCTTGGCTGAAGCTCTGGATAATTAGGAGCAGCCATCAAGTTAAAGAATGTTTCTTCTTCGCGTAGTTGACTGCTTGTTGCCACAGTGCTATTCATAGCTTGCACAACCATGTTACGTTGTGCCTTACGACCCATGTAAGGTGCACCGTTAGTCATATTTCCACTTACTGTTACCCATGTGCTTGTTTCCTGAGGCAGTGACTGGTCAGGGAAAGCCTGAGAATTGAAATAATTCAGACGGAATTGTTTTACATTGTATCCACTACGACGAGTATTGAACAGCAATGTTCCTTGTGGGTACAAATCAGGCTCTGGGCAATCCAGGTCAGTGTAGTTGCTGGTCAACAGACTCACAATTGATGGTATGGCATCATATACTGGATCCACAGAACCATTGGGTGCCCAACGAGCATCTGCGAACACGATACCATTTTCAGTCAATTGATCGGTATTGTCAATCAGCACCCATTGATCAACACCATCAACTTCTTGCCAACGGTAAATCATGGGGTAATTTTCCAGATCATTTGTATCAATCCACAAATCACCGTACACCAAGGCAGTACCATCACTTTGTGTAGTTGGTGCACTTGCACTTGTTATTGGACCATTGGGGTCAGTGGCTGGTGAGCCTGTGGCTTGGGGCAGGCCGTTGCTTGCGTAGCAAACATTGCGATAGCCCTTCCAGGTTCCACCATCATTGGTCATGATATCAACTTGGTTGACCACACTGAAGAACCAATTTGTGTTGTTTGCTGGATACAATGTGGGGCTAATAGCATTGGGAACATATGTCAGTGGTTCCCATGCACTTAACTGTACACTATATTGTGGTGTTGAGAATCCATCAACTAATACCACACTAGTCACAGCACCACCAGCTACGCCAGTTACCTTTAATGTGTAACTTGCACTGTAATTAGTCCAGGGATTTCCTCCTGTGACAGTCAAAATGTCATTCAAGGCATACAGAGTTCCGCCTCCATTTACAGTAAATGTTGCGGTGTAACCAGTCGTAGATATATTGAAAGTGGCCCCTGATCCAGAACCACCAGTTGAACTCACGGCTGTGTAAGTCTTGGTGAGATAGGGTCCATACTTGGCACCTGTTGTAGTACCGATAATGAATCCAGCATCAACAACTGGACTAGTACCACTTGATTGACCGAAATCATCAAGAATGATTACGCCTCCCAGTGTATGGGTAAGAACAATAGCTCCGGTTGCACTAACAGAGGCCGTAGTGTCAGGGATAGCTGCTGCTGTCCATGCAGTAACGAAATCACTGGCCACCAATGTGCCTGAACCAGGCATTGTGACTGTATATGGTCCTGACAGTGATGAACTATTTGCCTGACTCACGTAAACATCAAAGCTAGCACTGTTGTTAAATGTAGGTGATGTATTTGATCCCACAAATGCGCTAGCTCCACTGCTTGTGCGGCGGAACAGCATCAAGGGAGAATTGTTTGTTACACCATCAAAATCATATTGAGCGTATAAAGAGCCCACTCTGATGTTACCACCACCTGTGCTATCCAGACTGGCATTAATAGTCCAGTCGCTGGTGGCCAGAGGGCAATTTACATTTGTGAATACAGCACTTGCTGAACTATAGCGGCTGACAACCAAATTGGTTCCACCATTAGGTGAGTTAGTCTTTACCCATACACTACCAGTAGGTCTTGGACTAGCATCAGTAGAACGCCATAATGGTTGCTGAGCGTTAGTACCGTAAGAAATTGCTGGTGCACGATATGTCTGGGCTACCAATCCCAAGTCAGTCAGAACAGCACTTGTACTGCCCCCACCGATCACAACACTTACGCCCTGCTTCTTGCTGTACAGTTCTAATCTTCCATTTGCATTAGCGGCTGCTGTTATCCAGGGAATGTTAGCAGAGTTAATTGCACTTGCCAAACCTGCAACAGTGTTACTTGGTGTGCTGGGTACGCTGACAGTTGTGCCATTAATTATAATGTTTCCTGCACTCACAGTAGTAGGTGCAGCAGTACCTTGTGCTGCGGGCCAGCTAGCTCTCCAGTTAGCCCCACCTAATTTGTGCCACTCGTTCATTGAGTTTTTGAACCAGTATGTAGCATAACTAGATGGTTCACCAGCTGTTGTGAACCCATTAGAATCACATATGAATGTTACAGCATAGTCACCGATATTACCAATGTATTGTTCGGGAGTACCTTCACTGTTAGCAATGTCCAGTGGATCATTTACAATGATGGGAGTTTGCAGTGTAAACTGACCAGTACTGGCATTGAATTCAAAAATTCCCCATGTACTGTCATCAGTATCAAGCCAGTAGGTACCATCTGCTGGTGCGCCGGCTGGGCGTCCTGTACGACCGATCAGGCTAGCCAGATCAATGTCAGCACGAATTGCATAAATCAAGTTTGTTGTGCCTAGAACACTATAAGCTGCTAACAAGCCGTATTCATTCAACTCATAGCCCTGAATGGGTGTGCCATTAGTGGTCTTATAGAAGAATGGATTGCCAAATATTGTAACCAGATCACGCTGGCTTGTAATTGCATATAGTTTATTAGCATTCGCGGCGGTGGTACCAGGAGCGATACCTGTACCACTAGCATTTGCTTTGTTTTGTGCTGTGGCAAGCACAATCATGGGTACCGAAGCTGGAGCAGCGGGAAGATACTGACTTTCATCAACGATGGTAACTTCTACGCCTGGAGATACTAGTGCCATTTTGTTTTCCTTTATCTGTTATGTCTGTGATTAATAAATCCAAATCACTAACATTATTTATGAAGGAACTCAAAAAAAGCGTGGTTACAGGCTCTACTAGTAGAGTTAATAGTAAATACCATATGAGTATCCGACCTTTATGCAAAGTGTGCAATAAAAATCCACGTGCACCAGCCTATTACCGCAACGAGAAAAGGTATTACCGCAGTCGTTGCAGTAGTTGCATTAAAAAAAATCGTGGCATGGTCGTACCTGAACCGCGCTGGAAAAATACAGGATACAAGAAAAAAGCCACATGTGATCTATGTGGCTTTAGGGCTTCGTATAGCAGTCAGATTGTGGTCTATCACATAGACGGAAACCTGAACAACAATGACTTGTTTAACTTGCGTAGTATATGTCTATGCTGTGTGGAAACAGTCAAGCGGCGACACTTGACTTGGCGACCAGGTGATCTTGAAGTAGATCCTTGATGTTGTTGTACAGTTCACTTACTGATCCGTCATTACGCAGTACATGATCATAGTCCAGGCATACGCTACTGTATTCGCTTGCATGCACATCGGGATATTGAAGCATAAAGTCATTAAAATCATTGCGACATACGCCCACCCACTCTGGGTCTGGCCCACGAACTACCCTGACTGTAATTCCGCCCAATCTTTTGATGGTTTCCAGTTCGTTGGAGAATCGGCAATCACTGATTACCACGTTGTCTTGTGTCTGACGCAAACGGTTTTCCAGACTAGCTGTCCAGATATCAGCATGAAAGCCCACCCGGCAAACATCTGTACCCCAATACTGTAATACCCATCGTGGAGTAAGTTCTGGTATGCCCAAACGTTCAGCCCACCAGGGGTCAACTTGTTCACGCCAGATTCGGGCTTGCGCTGTTCTGCCTTCAAGCAAATCTCTGGGCCAGCCGAACACACTAGCCACAGCATCCTTAAGAGTACCAGCCCAACTTTCACGGCGAAAACCGTGAAAGTTTACCAGATAATCGGCGATGGTGTCTTTGCCTGCACCAATCAGGCCTGAAATACCTATGATCATCCTGTAATGTTACAGGCTTTTTCACAAAGTGTCAACGGTTAACCCTGAATCCAGGTCATGGGCTGGCTCCAGTCCACATAACGCTTCAATTCATCAATCAATTCAGCAAAGCCTTCCTTGGCTTCAGCTTTCATCTGGGCACCATTCAAGGTAGTACCACCACCAGGGCCAGCCACAGTGCTATACTTTTCACGGGCTTCACCTATGATCATCTTGCACTGGCACAGGGTCCAGCTGGTGATCCAGTTCATGATACTGGGATCCTGTAGTAATGTGATTTCTGGCTTCATGTTGTCTGTCCAGAGCAGAACTTTTTCGCCACTGCCCTTGAAGTCACGCACAAATTTCAGTTCTTTGGTAACTGGATTGAACGTAAAAATCACATAGCCACCGAACATACGGGCGGCCAGTTCAATGTATCCAGCGTAGAAATCATAAGTTGCCAGACCACCAGCATAGTTGTAATTCAGCAAGTAAGTGTTCAAGATGGCACTACTGAATGGGTCAAAACTACTGGCTGCTGGGCCAGTTTCTAGACCCACAGTTCTACGGAATACCTGACGCACAGTGGTGATTTCTTGCGGCAGAATGTAACTGTTTTTATTATTTTCTATGGTCAGAAGGCTATAGCTTTCTTCATAGGCGTTCTGGGCACGTTGTCTATATGTGGCAATAGCATATTTGTAGGCGGCCTCATAGTGGTCAGGATCCAGTTCCAGATCCACTATGCCTTCACCCAAACGCAATGCCACATTGCGAAACAGTGCGCTCTTTAACTGTTGTAAATCAGCCATAAAAATACCCTATCGTAATAGGGTATTTATCAGGATTTACAGGTCACCAGGCCTACGATGTTCACTATGCGTTACATCAAAACGTCCACCAGGATATCGCGCTTCAAGTTTACGCACATTCTCGGCGATCACTTCATTGGGATCGTAGCCTAGTGCACGACAGGCATTGACCCAGTACCAGGCCACATCACCCAGTTCACGCATCATGTGAAACCTGGTTTCTTCGTTGTAGGGCTTGCCCTGAAACACCAGCTTTTTCACAATCTCACTGAACTCACCAGTTTCGCTGGCCAGACCAATACTAGCAGTGAGCAACAATGCCGGATTCAGCACTGGATCCCGATCCAGTTCAGCCAGTCGTGCTGCCATCGCACTGGGATGATTGCTGGGATCACTGGTCACAGCCTCCACAAATTGTTCATATCGTTTCAAATCAACTTTTGCCATCTTATTTCCTTTTAATGTGCACGTAGAATTACCAGATTTTCACTGGTTCGCCCGTTGGGCTGTGCCTGAACCGCATTGATTTCAGTAAAAATCTTGCGGGCCGCAGGCTTTCCAGCCGCCATGAATTTCTTCAGCAGGTCAGCAGGCTTACGAACAGTTTTGACGCCACTCTTGCTGGCATCAAAGCCCACAATACTGGTGCCTTTCACTCCCAGAGTACCCACATGGCTGTCAGCCACATAGTAATGCAGTTTACGCTTGGCTGTGTCATAAGCCCAGACCTCGGTTGCGCCCATGATCTTGGCTGGATGCAGACTGGTCAACTTCAATTCATCATCAGTCTTTTGGTACTTGATCTTGGCAACCAGTTTTTCAGCACTGACCGCCTTGCGCTTGCGCGGTGCCTTGGTAGCCTTCTTGACGTTGATATAGCCACTCAGACCAGTCAACACTGCTTCACAGAACTTAATCAGGGCACGAATCTGTAATTTGCCATAATGGCTGTAGGCCTCGTTCAGTTGAGGATCACGGCCATCAGCTACCTCTTGGAACTGGTCGCGCTTGCGCTTCCAGATTTCCACAATCATGGGCACGTGTTGAGCCATGATGTTGCGTTCAGTCAAAATGCCCACTGGGTTCACAGTGATATCACCACGGGCACCAGCCAAGATGAAATCATCAATGGCTCCCTCCAGTTCGCCAGCGGCTTCACGCGCACGATCACGCATGATTTCTTGAACATTAGGACGGTTGCTTTTGACTTCGGGTTCATCGGCTTGAACTAGCTCAGGCTTGGCCAGTGTCTGGATCAGACGCTGAACCTCACGATCCAGCAAATCCTGTTCATCTTGGGTCAGATTCAGGCCGCGCAGGTACAAACGTGCCAGCCAGCCCAGTGTAGCCATGACCTCACGGTCATCAACGCGGCGAACTTTACGCGCCAGTTCAGGCTGGTCACGATATTCCAGATAGTTGGCCAGTTGCTCTTTGGCCATCTTGCGGTCGTAATATCGGCTGTACCAGTTAAAAGCCAAGCCCATGGCCCCAGAACGGCGATCTGGGTCAGGCTGACTGGCAAACAGTGGTTCTCCCCCAGTGTACTTGGTGTCTGGATCCCGTGGATTCAGTTCGGGAGCGATGACCCGATCACCAATCACTGTTGACTTGCGACTTTTGGTTGCCATAAGATTCCTCGTAAAAACACTATTATAGGATATTTACCAATATTTGTCAAGTTCGCGGCTTGCGAATACCCAGAGCCTTACGCTCGGCATCAGTGAGTTTGGCGATGGCTTCGGCCTTGATTCGCTTCACACGCTCACGCTCACGCTCACGGGCCAGTTCTTCACGCACTGTCTCCAGA